CGTGGTCGACGGTTTCAACCGCGACGACAAGCGCGCCTGGCGCAGTTTCTGGAAGCGGGTGATGGGCATGGAGCCGGGGGAAATGGCCGTGGCCGAGATGCTGTTCCCTCGGTCCGGCCCTTTCCATCGCCGGCATATGAAGATCGAGCAGAGCGTCTTCGATGCTCAGGAGCGCTTTACCGACTTCGAGATGTTCCGGGACTGGCTCAAGGTCGGGGCGGGCTGGGTCGAGTGGTGCGCCGGCCCGAAGGGCGGCGTCATCCCGGTACCGAAGTCGATCAGCTACGCCAAAGCCGATCAGGATGAGTTCAAGAAGTACCACGGCCAGGTGGTTGAGTTCCTGCGCGGCCCACATGCGGCGCGCTTTCTCTGGAAGCACCTTGGCGAGCAGGCCGACGAGATGATGGATTCGATTCTGAGGGGGTTCAACGAGTGATGCAGAAGGTTGAAGCGATACGCGATCGCAAGCTGCTGGATTTCGCCGGTGGACAGGCCTGTGTGAATTGCCTCGCCGAGGATGGAACGGTCGTGGCGGCGCATGCCAACCGCTCGACGCTGGGGAAGGGGGCCGGCCGCAAGGGCCACGATATTTTTCACGCCCATTTGTGCCTGCGCTGCCATAGCTGGCTTGACCAGGGGAAAGGCATGGACCCGACCGGCCGCTACGAGGGCACCCGGGCCGGCAAGTGGGAGATGTTCTGCGATGCGTTGCACGCTACCTGGGAACGCTTGTGGCGCCTGGGCGTGATCGGGAGGATGCGGTGAAGAACATCCCGCAGTGCTTCGATTCAGAGGATCAGTACAAGCAGTGGGGGTCACTGGCCAGTCTTTCTGGCCTGTCGAAGCGGAAGATCTGCGCCGACTGCACGCCCGATTATCGGGACCGGATGACCGGCGCCGGCCGCTGCGCGAATCCGCAAACAGTTTTTGTGATCGACAAGGGCGGCGCCACCGTCGGCGTCACGCCCGAGGAGAAGGGTTGGTTTCGGGCGGTGACCGGGCATTTCGAGGGGAATGGGAAGCTGGTGCGTAGCCAGGTGGTGGCGATGGCCAGCCCGACGGCAATCATTGAAGAGCTGCGAAGGAGAAAGAAAGCATGATGGGACCGCCGTTTGATTCGGTGCATAGGGGGGTGGAGTTTGCGTTTGCGAATGCGCCGTCGTGTGGATCGAACTGGCCTAGCGCTGCATCGGCACGGGCCAGCACCGGCATGACGCGGCTCGACATGCGCGCCCAGGCCGGCCAGGTGCAGGGGGTGATCGGCCGCCTGCAGCCGGACGCCGCGCTGTGGATTCGTCTGGCCTATGGCCCGGCCGACGAGCTGGTGAAATGCGCTTGCGAGATGGTGACCTACGTCATTGGCCGGCTGCCGACCGGCGGCTACGAACGGCGGGTGATTGCCGACCTGATCCTCTGGAACTGCGGCCGTCGGGAGGTGCAGGGGATTTCGCTGCGGCCGATGGCCCAGCGCGGGGAAATGTCAGTGTGGAAACTCCAGCAACTCGGAAAGAAGGTCGGGCAGATCATGCAGGATATCGGGGTCCGGGCGTTCGAGGATCTGGAGCATGATTTTTCCGACCATAGCTGGCTGAAAAAGGACTAATTCGCGCGATTCCGGGTCAGTTTCGCCTTCGCCCGGCGATACCCGTTTGGTACGTTCGTGGGGTCTCGAATGGAGGGCCCCATGATCGCCAATATCCTCAGCGGTGTTACCGCGAACACCACCAGTCCAGCTAAAGGAACCGACCATCTCGACGCCAATCGCGCCTATCAGGCCGTGGTGACTGGGGTCGGCGCGCTGACCGCCGTGGTCAAGGTCCAAGGCAGCCTCGACGGCACCTTCTGGAAGGATCTGATCACTTTCAACCTGAACGGGAACAACGCCGTTGGCGATGCCCAGGCACTGGCCGGCTTCTGGCCGCTGGTGCGCGGCGATGTGAGCGGTCTCTCTGGAACCAATGCGGCCGTCACGCTGACGATGGCCGGCAAGAAGCAATAGGAGCGCGTGATGGACGGACGTAGAAATGAGGCTGTGGTGGTTCAGTTAAAGCGGGCCGATATGCCGGCCGGCCTGGGCCAGATCAATCCGGAAACGCGCTATCGCGTGATGGATTTGCCGGGCCAGCCCGAGTATCGCTGGAACGGAAGCAACTGGGCGGTGGTGCCCAGCTTCGTCAATAAGGGCCGCACGCTTGGCATGCTGGGCGACTCGATCACCAAGAAGAACTTCAACAACGCGACGGTCTGCGGCTGGGGTTCGGACGGTTACATGGCCGCTGCCAACATGATGATGGGCTGGCCCTTCGAGATCATCGACGTGCAGGCGACGCCGGGTTACACGATCGAGCAGATTGCAACCGACCATCTGCCGGCGATCATCGCGGCGGCCCCCGAGTATTGCTTTGTTCTGGGTGGCTCGAACAACCTTTTCGCCGGCCAGGATGGCGCGACGATCTACGGTCTGCTGCGCGATCGCCTCTGGAAGCCGCTGCTGGCCGCCGGGATCAAGGTGATTGCCGGGACGATCATGCCGCGCACGGATGCGACGGGCGCCTCGCTGAAAGCCCTGGTCGATGCGAACGATTACATCCGCGTGGCCGGCCAGCTAAATCCCGATGTGGTGGTGGTCGATATGTACTCTGCCTTCGTGGATTACGACAAGGCGGTGCCGCGCACCGGCTTTGCCGACGATTCGATCCACCAGAACACGACTGGCTCCGGCCGGCTGGCGCTGGAGATCTACAGTACGCTGACTGCGGCCATCCCGCGCTTGTCGAAGTCGCGGGGCGGTTACACCAATGGCGACCCGCTGACGATCTCGGCGAACCCCTTGGCCTATGGTGCGAACGCCAGCGGCACGAAGAAATGGGCGGTCTCCGGTGGCGCTGCGGGTACTGGCCCCCACAACTGGAACGGCACCCAGGCTGCGACTTGTGCGGTGACCTTCACCGGCGGTGTGGCGCGGCTCGATAGCCTGGCCGGAAATGCCCTGCAGGCTGCGGCCACGTTCGGTGCGAACGGCGACAGCTTCACGATCAAGCCGAACAACGATATCTACCTGGCCTGGGGCTGGGCGGCGGCGACCGAGGCCGGCCTTGGCGAGTTGCGGCGCCCGACTGCGCCCAATGGCTTCCTCTACAAGTCGCTGACCTCCGGCGCGAATACCGGGGGCGCTGAGCCGGCCTGGCCGACGCAGATCGGCACGACGGTGGTCGACGGTGGGGTGACCTGGCTCTGCTGCCCGGATGTGGTCGCCGGCGACAAGATGATCCTCGAGGTGGATTTCGCAGTGACTGCGCAGGCGGGGCAGATCGGTTTCAGAACGCAGTGCGAGTTTTACGACGCGGGCTGGGTCGGAAAGAACCCGTCAGCGCTGCTCAATGGCGTGCTGTACCCATCGGCAGACAATCGCGCCTACGGCATCACGCCTCCGCTGTTCGACAAGCTGTTCGATACCACGCTGCCGCAGAACAAGATCATGACGGTCCGTTCGCCGGTAATCGTCAATCCGGCCGGCGTGGCGCACCTGAGCCCGGGGCTGCGCGTGTTCGGCACGGCCGGTTCGACCTGCACGCTGTTGATCCACCGGATGGAACTCCGGCATTTGCAGTAAGGGCCGAGCGCATGCGCCGCGTTCTCTTTGCTTTGGCCGGGGCGGCGTTGTTCGCCGCCTTCGGCTATTGGCGCCTTGAACAGCAGGTCCGGCGCTGGCTGGGCCTTGGCGTTACCCACAACTGCGCCACCTGGGCGGCCGATCACTGGGATTACGGCAGCGGCGGCGGTGTGATGCTCCTCAAGTCGATCTCCGGGTGGTTTCCCCACGTCGGGTTGATCTACGGCGCGCATTGCGAGGACCGTAAGGAGTTGGTCATCGCCGAGTACATTCCCCGCAACCGGGTGCCCAAGTGGTTGCCACCCCGTAAGTTCGACGGTGAGGTGCGAGTCACGCGCTTTGTCCGCGTCGAGGATTGACCCATGGCGAAGATCGTCGATTGGGATGCAATGGAACCGGAGTGGCGCGCCGGCATCAAGTCGCCCAATCAACTGGCCAAGGAATACGGTGTGTCGCGGCCGGCGATTCTCAAGCACTTCGACAAGAAGGGCGTTAAGCGAGACCTGGCTGCGAAGATTCGGGCGCGGGCTGAATCCCTGGTTACAGAGGATGCGGTTACATCCCCGGTTGCCCCTGAAACCAAGATCGCGGAAAACGCCGTGGTTGAAGCGAATGCGCAGTTGCAGGCATCGATCATTCGGGACCAGCGCGGCGATATCAAGGAGGCTCGCGAACTGGTCCGTCGGCTTCTTTCGGAATTGCGGGTCGAGTCGCTGGATGCTGGCCTGCTCGAGGAGATGGCCGAGTTCATCGCCACCGACAAGACTTCGTTAATTGGCGATGCCGGGAAGCGAGACGCCGCGTTCCGCAAGATGATGGACGGCTTCATGCGCCTGATCGATCTGCCCAGCCGCGCGACGGTGATGCAGAAGCTGACCGAATCGCTGATTCGCCTGGTCGATGCCGAGCGCCGCGTGTTCGGCATCAAGGATGACGTTCCCCCTGATCCCATCTCGAATCATTCCGATGAAGAAATTGAATCTCGAATCGCTCACCTCGCAGGAAAAGCGGGACTTGCTGGCGCTGCTTGAGGAGCGGTCCCGTCGGAAAGCGCAGAACAAGCTGGTCGGCTATTACCCTGATGAAGGCCCGCTGCGCCGCGAGTTGTACCCCAAGCACCTGGAATTCTTCCGCGCTGGCGCCATTTATCGGGAGCGGTGCTTCATGGCCGGCAACCGGATCGGGAAGACCGAGGGCGCCGGCGGCTACGAGACGACACTGCACCTGACCGGCCGCTACCCGAAATGGTGGGAAGGGAAGGTTTTCCCACAGCCGGTGAAGTGGTGGGCCGCCGGAAAGACCAACGAAACGACGCGCGACATCGTGCAGGCCAAGCTGTTCGGGAAGATCGCCTTTCGAGGTGGCCGGAAGACGGTCGACGGTACCGGCCTGATTCCAGGGAACTGCATCGGCGACATCACCTGGAAACAGGGCGTGCAGGATCTGATCGATACCGTACAGATCAAGCACATCATGGGCGGCACCTCAGAGCTTGGGTTGAAGTCCTACCAGCAGGGCCGCGGCGCATTCGAGGGAACAGAGAAGGATGGTATCTGGCTCGACGAGGAGCCGCCGCTCGATATCTACGGCGAATGCCTGATCCGGACGGCGACGACTGGCGGCATCGTGATGATGACCTTCACGCCGCTCGACGGCCTGACCGAGACCGTGATGACCTTCCTGCCGGATAACCTCGACCTTGAGAAGCTGATCGATGCCTGAGATCACGCCTTCCAAGTATTTGGTGATGGCCGGCTGGGACGATGTTCCTCACCTGGACGAGAAGACCAAGCGGGAGTTGCTCGAATCGACCCCCGAGTATTTGCGCGATGCGCGCTCAAAGGGCATCCCGACGTTGGGCAGCGGCGCCGTGTTCCCCATCAAGGAGGAGAACATCAAGTGCGATCCGTTTCCGATCCCGGCGCACTGGCCGCGCATCTGCGGCTTGGATTTCGGGTGGGACCATCCGACGGCGGCCAGTTGGCTGGCCTGGGACCGCGACGCCGATATCGTTTATGTCTATGACTGCTACGCTGCCTCGAAAACCGTCATCCCGATTCACGCCTCGGCGATCAAGGGGCGCGGCGACTGGATCCCGGTCGCCTGGCCGCATGACGGTTACCAGGTGAAGGACGCGATGCAGGGCGAGCAGTTGGCCCAGCAGTACCGGAACGAGAAGGTGAATATGATCGCGACGCACGCCAAGTTCGAGGAGACGGGCGTCGAGGACGAGCGTAAGCAGTCGCTGGTGTCGGTCGAGGCAGGTATTCAGGAGATGCTCAATCGCTTCCAGACCGGCCGGCTCAAGGTGTTCTCGACGCTGACCGAGTGGTTCGGCGAGTACCGGCTCTATCGGCGCGACAAGGGCGTCATCGTGAAGCTGATCGATGACCGGATCTGCAGCACGCGCTACGGCTTGATGATGCTGCGCTTCGCGATCACCGAGCCCGTCGATGATGCAGGCGCCGGACGGCGGCCGCGCAATTGGCGGGTGATGTAATTTTGCCCTTCACAGTGCCCGGCCAAACAACCTAGCATCGCGCTCGTAGGCTGGATGCTGTATCGCCTGCACCTCCTTGTTCTGTGGAAACCTCGGCCCGCCCTCACCGGTGGGCCATTTTTTTTGAAGGCCATGCTGACGACTGAACCTACCGGGCAAGACTTGGTTACCGGCGCTGATCCGGAAGCCTTGAGCATGCAGGAACTGTCTGTCTTCCTCGACGAGATCCGCCTTCAACCGAACTGGCGGCGCACCGCCGACATCGAGGCCGACTACTACGACGGGAACCAGCTCGACGCCGAGACCTTGCAGGCCATGGAAGATCTCGGCATGGCTCCGATCATCGAGAACCTGATCGGGCCGACCGTCGATGCCGTGCTCGGCCTCGAGGCGAAGACCCGTCTCGACTTCCGCATTACGCCGGCCAACAACCTGGCCAACTCCGAGATGTCGGAGGCGTTGAACGTGCGCATCAACGAGATCGAGCGCGAGAGCCGCGCCGACCGCGCCTGTTCCGACGCCTACGCCTCGCAGATCAAGGTCGGCCTGGGCTGGGTCGAGGTAGGCCGCGAGCATGATCCGTTCCGCTACCCGATCAAGGCGCGCAACATCCACCGCAACGAGATCTTCTGGGACTGGCGCTCCAAGGAGCCGGACCTGTCCGATGCCCGCTTCATCGTCCGCAAGCGCTGGCATGACGCCGATGTGCTGTGCCTGATCTGGCCGCAGTACAAGGATCTGATCCTCGGCTCGGTCAATGCCTGGGCCGACTTCGACCCGCTCTACATGGGCGATAACCAGACGAACCTCAACACCGCCATCGAGCGCGAGCGCGGCTGGTCGTTCATGGACTTCGAGTGGCGCGACGTGGGCCGCAAACGCGCCTGCCTGTACGAGGTCTGGTATCGCCGCTGGGTGCGCGGCTACGTGCTGCGGCTGCCGGATGGCCGGGTTGTCGAGTATGACCGCAACAACCGAGATCACGTTGTCGCCGTCGCCCTCGGCATGGTCCAGCCACAGTCGGCGGTGTTCGCCAAGATGCGCCTCGCCTGGTACCTGGGCCCGCACCGTCTCGACGACATGCCGACCCCCTACAAGCACAACGATTTCCCGTATGTGCCGTTCTGGGGCAAGCGCGAAGACCTGACCAACACGCCTTACGGTCTGGTGCGCGCCATGAAGCCGATGCAGGACGAGGTTAATGCGCGAAACTCCAAGATGGTCTGGCTGCTCTCGGCCAAGCGCGTGATAGCGACGAAGGGCATCGTCAAGGACAAGGAAACGGCCCGCCAGGAGATCGCCCGGCCGGATGCCTGGATCGAGCTGGAGCAGAACGTCCCGAATGCGCAGTTCAAGGTCGATAGCGACTTCCAGCTGAATGCCCAGCAGTATCAGTCGCTGGTCGATAAGCGCGAAGCGATCAAGAACGTCGGCGGCGTCTATAACGCCATGATGGGCACCGATGGCAAGGCCAACTCCGGCATCGCCATCCAGAGCCTTGTTGAGCAGGGCACGACGACCCTGGCCGAGATCAACGACAACTATCGCTATGCCCGGGCGAAGGTCGGCGAACTCCTTCTCTCGTTGGAGATCGAGGACATCGGCCAGCGCCAGGTTGATATCAAGGTCGATGCCGGCGGTCGCGAGCGCATGGTGGCGATCAATCAGCCGCGCGAGGATGGACGGCTCGACAACGATATCCAGCGCGCCCGCCTCAAGGTCGCTTTGTCCGACGTGCCGAGCACGCCGAGCTATCGGATGCAGCGCC